CAAAGATATGAAGCCACAAAATATATAAAACCCAGCCAATGAAGGAGTGAGTCTATAATCAGTGGTTCCACCATTATTGCTACTCATTGGGAGCATAGCAGTAGCGCCATACACATTGTCCCAATCGCTTGGGTCCCAGAAATTCGCACGAGTCCAATTTACAGTAGACCAGCTCCAATTAACCGAGGAGACTGGATAAGGATTTTCAGATATTGTCTGTGGAAACAATAAATGAATGGTGTAATCAACATATAAACTACCAATCTGAGTAGAGGTAGCCGTTACACCTGAAGAAGCTATAAAGAAAGCACCTAAGTCATAGGTCTTAATATCAGTCTGAGTATACGGATCCCAATTATCTTCTTGTCGCAAAAACAAGTTCTTAGCAAATCGAGATCTAGCTGGTATATCTATAAAAGTCATTTCCCAGACACTTGATTGAATGGCTATTTCATAATTCATAAGTTCCCACGGAACTTGGGGAGTATCATCCCCAGAATTTGGATCCCAAGCCATATATAATGTTCCATCAGTACTAGCACTTTTCATCGGAACAAATCTAAAGCGTAGCTTCTTAAAGGAATACATATCAAAATTGCGTGTCAAATTGTATAGCCACGGAAAAGTGGCAAATATACCAGGCTGAACAGCATAACGAGCAATCGTGAATTGTCCAGAACCAGAACTCGTTGTTATGGCTCCTATATATTCACTATGGTTGACAATAGTAGGTTCGTGTTTCTTATTCATCTTAACCTTAGTGCCAACATTAAGGGGAGCAGTTTGCATTGAGATCCGTGCATTGGACGCTCCCACTCGTGTATTCCTATTATTTTTCTTCTTCTTTTGAGTCTTCGCTCTTCGCGTCGTTGTAGTCTCCTGGCGTACCACACTGCGTGCCGGATTACGCCTTTTACGCGCTCTCTGCGAAGTTGTTGTAGTCGTTGTCGTAGTCCTTCCTTTTCTTTTTCTTCCTTGAGGAATCTGTCTAAGTGAACTAGGATCCAAGTGGTCATAATTTGAGTTTGAAGCGTCTTTTTGGTCTTTACACTCCAAACCAGTATAAAACGAAAGCATTTCGAAATCAGATTTGAAACTAGCTTTACCTTCGCGCCACTCTTTAACGCTACTATATAGAGTATCATACTTGTGTAAGAGCCAAAGAATGTATCCTTTAACAAATGCTCTTGTTTTCATATCAGACCATATCACATTATAGACACCGATTGCTCGGATTAATGACATTGAAGGATCATTAGGATATTCAGTCCATTTCAATGATTCATAAACCTTGTCGGGTCGTAAATGGTAGACACAAATATGTAAAATGAAAGTGTTAAAATCAGATTGTAAAAATGAAACATCATCAATAGTCCCATATTCATCACTTTCAAAATTTATAGTTAGTCCAAGTTTCTTCATATTATTCGTGATAGATGACAAAGTGAAGAAATCTTTTGCCTTATTTGACACACAAAAAGTGTT